GGCGGTGGATATGAAGATATTCCATCTGTTTATATTGTTGATGAGAGGACTTCAAACCCAGGAACTGGTGCTACTGCTACTGCTTCCATCTTTAACGGATCAATTACTGATATTAATATAACTGCTTTTGGATCTGGTTATTCTGCTGCTGCACCTCCTACTATTTTCATTCAACCACCTCCACATGCTTCTGCATCTGTAGATATTGGTTTAGGTGAGGTAACTGGATTTAATGTAATCCAATCTGGTAAGAATTACGAGAAGTGTCGTCTTACTGGATGTGCTAGAGCTGCTAGTGGTATTAAGGAATATACTGAAGAAGGTAATGCAGTATTCTCTGGTGACACTCTTGCTGCTGCACATGCTGTAGATTCTTCAGTTAAGTGTCTTGATGCACTATTTGTTAAGAGATTGCTTGATAAGTATACAGAGCAATTCCTTCCTGATGTTCCTCAGTTGGATTATGACAGTATTGATGTAAGAAGTGCTATTAAGAATATTAAGACCTTCTATTCAACAAAAGGCACATCATTTAGTGTTGCTTACCTCTTTAAGTTACTATATGGTGAAAATGTAAGTATTTCATATCCAAAAGACCAAATTACTAAGCCATCTGCTGCTACTTGGTCTATTAACACAATTCTGCGTGCTACACTTGTTTCAGGTAAGCCATCAGACATTCAAGATGCTTTAATTCAACAGGTTGCTGATATTGCAGACCCTAATATTAAAGCAGCATCTGCATTGGTTGAAAACTATATTTCAATTAAAACTTCTGACCTAGAGATATTTGAATTAGTCCTATCAGAAGAAACTATTCAAGGCACATTTATTGTACCTTACAAAACAAAACTCGCTGAGCCTCTTACTGCTACCAGTGACATTATAACTGTTGACTCTACTATCGGTTGGCCAGAAAGAAACGGTGAAATCGTTATTGGTGGATTAGAGACTGTAAGATATAAAGAAAAATCATTAAACCAGTTTATTGAGTGTACTAGAGCATCAAATGCACAAATTTGGGACTCTGCTACAGAAGTTAAGTCTAATTTCGTAGTTTACCTCAATAAAGGCACATTACAAGAAGTTGTGATGAATGTGGTTGGTATCGTTGATGCTAATCAAACTACATTGACTGATACAGGTTCTTACTACCTACCAGGAGACAAATTAACCGTTTCTAAGTTGGGAGGCACATCTATTACTCCTCAACTTACAACTTGGTTGTATAACGTTAAAAAACTCATTAATGTAACTAGCATTGCTTATGGTGGTGTTAATAACCAGTCTGCTACAGTTACTTGTGCTAACCCTCATGGATTATTGGTTGGAGACCAAGTTACAATCTATGGTGCAAACCCAATTCTTTATAACGGAAGTTTCCTAGTCACATCAAGGGATTCTACAACTGTATTCCAATATCAATTACCTCAACCAGCACAAGTTGTGCCACAGGGTAATATTCTAATTTCAGTTGACCTTAACAAAGGTAAGTCAACTAATAGTGCAATTGGTAATGCTATTGGACCTTATACTACTAACGTCCAGAATACATTTTTCAACACCAGTTATGTTTATGTTGCATCTACTGGTATTCCAAACTATGAGATAGGTCCATTCCCTGGATCTGCTCTACTTCCAGGTAACCAACGTAAATTAAACAGATTTGCGTTAACTCCTACTACTATTTCGACTAAGACTGATATTGTCCCAGGTCCAATCGGGACATGGGTTAATGGTGTATCTATTTGGTCTTATAAGTCAAAAACAACTAAAACTTTCGGTGCTGTAACTTCCATTAGCATTACTAATGCTGGTAGTGGTTATGATGCTGCTTCTCCTCCTGCAATGACCATTTCTGGAGGTGCAGGATCTGGAGCTGCTGCAACTGTAACGGTTGACGGTGCAATTTCTGCTATTGATGTATCAGCAGGTGGTACTGGTTATACATCTTCACCTCTTGTTTCTATCGTTGGTGGAGGTGGCTCAGGTGCTGCTGCAACTGCGATTATAACAAAGGGTATTGTTTCAAGAGTACTAATCAACTCTGGAGGAAGTGGATATACTTCTCAACCAGAAATCACCATTGTTGGTGGTGGAGGATCTGGTGCTACTGCTACTGCATCTGTTAGAGGTCCAATTAAGACCGTTAATATTACTACTGGTGGTGCATCTTATACCTCTAAACCTTCTGTAACTCTATCCTCTGGTAGTGGTGCTGTTGCTCAGGCAATTGTTAATAACGGAAGAATCATATCTATTGCTATCATTTCTGCTGGTAGTGGATATACTACTGCTCCTGAAGTAAGTATACAGGGTAGTGGATTTGGTGCTGTTGCAAAAGCAACGATTGACGTTGATGGTGAGAATGCTGGTAAAGTTACTGGTATCACTATCACTAACAAAGGTATTGGATATATCCAAGGTACAACAGTAATCAACCTAACTTCTATTGGTATAAATGCTACATTTACACCAAATGTATTTGAGTGGACTTACAACTTACAAGAGACATCTACGTTTGATACAGCAAAGGGTGCTGTATTTGAAGGATATAACGTACAATATGGTGGAGAATACTCTCACCTTTCTAACCCACAAAAATTAAGATATATTTTAGGTGATAACTTATACGAAGATGCATCTGGTGCAATTCTTGAGCAAGATGTACAGTTAACACACTCACCTATTATTGGATGGGCATTTGATGGTAACCCAATATATGGACCTTATGGTTACTCTGACCCAACTAATCAGACTTCTCAAGTTGCAAGATTAAACACATCTTATAGTCTTAAGACAAATCTAGTCTATGATGCTGTTTCAAACCCATATCCTGTAAGAACTGATGGTCCTTTACTAACTGATGAAGCTGCTGGTAAGTTTGTTGAAGACTATCAATATGTATTTGGTAGTGGTGACTTAGACCAGTATAATGGACGTTTCTGTAAGACTCCTGAATTCTCTGCTGGTAGATACTGCTATTTCGTTACTATCGATGCTGCTGAAGCAGGTAATCCAAAATTCCCTTATATTTTAGGACCAAGTTACAACTCTGTAGTTGATACTTGGAACCTAGTAGATGCTGCTGTCCAACAGAATATTCCTACTGGTGTTGTCCGTTATAGAGACCCTTATGAAAATGTAGATATTGATGTTGAGAGGACTCCAAATGCCTCTACAAACGCTCTAACTACTGAGTCTGGTGATACACTCCTATTTGACGCAGAAGATGAAAATAGAGATGGTATTATCACTCAAGATGAGATTGATGATCCAGAACAGATGTTTGAGGAATCACCTCTACAATTGTTTGATTACTTCCCTAAAGTAAGATTTGATTCTAAGGTTGATATTGAAGTTGATACTATTACTAAGTTTGAGGATGCATCTGTTACTGGATTTACTATTGAAAACCCAGGTATATCTTATCAGGTTAATGACCGTCTAATCTTTGATAATACTGATACTGATGGTAGTGGTGTTTCTGCTCGTGTTTCAAGAATTAAAGGTGAAACCGTTGAATCATATACTTATGAAACCCTTGATGGAGTTAACTATGGTATTCTAACCTCAGTTGACCCTCATAACTTACTTGCTGGAGATACAGTCTTTGTAGACTATACTCCTACGATGGATAATACAAATAAGACGTTTGTAGTCCGTCAATATAAAGGTATTGAAGAAGTTGTTGTTAATACTATTGGAAGTGGATATAACACAGACATTCCTCCTACTGTTATTATTGATAGTGATAGCGGTACTGGTGGATCTATAGAAGCAACTGTTTCATCTGTTGGGTCTATTGAATCATTCAAGATTTTAAATTCAGGGTCTGGATACACAGAGAATCCTCGTGTTATCCTTTCACATCCACAGGTCTTTAAGAAGTGTGATTACTATGCTTCATTAATCAGTAACAATGATTATGTTAAAGTTAATGATATTTACGTTAACACTAATAAGGAAGTATACGTTTGTGGTAAGACTAAGGATACATCTGGTAATGTTGTAGGTATAGTTGCAAAACTATCTGCTACTGGTGTTAAGGAATGGGAGAAGACATTAGAGTCTACTGCTCCTTCTGGGTCAGCAACCTTCCTAGAATTTAATAAGATTTACGTTGATGGTAATGATATTTGGGTTGCTGGTACTAATAGACCAAATATTCCTGTATTAGAAGCATATAACCCTGATATTATTCTATGTAAGTATATTGAGGCTGCTAACGGTTTAAGTGCTGGATTGAGTATTCAGAAGGCATATGCTGGTATTTCAGGTTCTACTAGGGAAGATTATGTAACTGCTTTAACTAAGTTGTCTAGCAGTCCTAATCGTTTCATAATGGGTGGTTATACTAATACCAACTCTGCTAATCCATTTGATGCATTCTTAGCAGTTGTTGATACTGCTGGTGCTTTTGTTGTTAAGAGGAAATTAGCTACTGCTGCTGGAAATGAGAAGATTACTGATATTACGATTGGTAGTGATGGTGCAGTTTACTTCACTATGGAGACTTCAACTTCAGCATCATCGAATGATATTAATGTATCCCTTGGTAAGGCAACTGTAGGAATTAATGCAATTACTGTTGATTGGATTAAAGAAATAAGCAATACTCTATATTCTTTCCAAGATGCTAGTGTATGTTTTGATGAATATGATGAATTCTATGTCACTGCTACATGTAGACTTAAGTCTGATGATGTAACTAAGGATAGTTTCTGGGTTGGTAAGTTTACTAATGCTGGTGCTGTACTTTGGAATAAGAGATTTGTTGCTCCTGCAAGAGATATTGTAATGGTTGGTAAGAGTAAGATTGATATCTTCGGAGATCTCAACGTTGCTTATACACATTCTGCCTCACAGGTTGATGGTAAGAAGATGGTCAACACTGCCAAGATTAAGTATAACGGCACGATGTTGAATCATACTAGCAATGAGCTTAGAGTTGCTACTAATACTACTAATACTATTGAAGGATTTACTGCACATTCATTAGATGTTGACCAATCAGGTGATGTCCATATATTTGGTCAGGCATCTCATAATAGAAACGAATTTATATACGACTTTGCAAGTAATGGTGTAGCTGATATAACAGGTCATTATACACTTGTTACTGGTGCAACTACTAACTCTGTCACTCTCGCTGATAACATGGCGAAGATATATGGATATAACCCTGCTGGAAGTAATAGTTCTTGGGTTAATGCATATCTCTCTGTATCTAATACACAATTAGGTACAAAACTAGGTGATGACTGGACTCTTGAATTCTTCATCCATAAGAAATCTACTGAATCACAGACTCTATCTCAAGGTTTCCAAACTCTTGTAGGTATTGGTGGTGCTCAAGATGCAACTGGTGGACTATGGTTAGGATATAATACTTCTAACGGTAAGTTAACTTTCGTTGTAACTAACAGTACTACTACAATCGCTGCTGGTAGTGCTATTGAATCTACTCAGACAACAATGTATGCTGATAATACTTGGCAGACAATTGGAGTAAGTAAGAATGGTAACGTATTTAAGGCATACGTTAATGGTATTGAAGTTATATCAGGTAGTCAGTCAGGTACTTCACTCGGTAATAAGACACTTTACTTTGGTAACCAAATTGGTTTTGGTAGTGGTGCAGCAGACTTCTCTGCTGGTAAGCAAGGACAATTCTATATTGATAACATTAGATTGAGAAATAGAGCAGTTGTTCCTTCAGTTCCTTCTGATATTACAACTCTACCTCCAGTAGCAAGTTATGGATTAACATTTGACTGGGTAGATGATGCTTGGTTTACTAATCATCTTAATAAGTTTGATTATATTGATTATAATGCTGTTGGATTTAAGGTTGATAAGAATGCTGATGCTGCAAGAATAGGTACTCTAACTACATTTACAAATACTCAACTTTCTCTAACAAGGGCTGCTATATCTCCTGTTGTTGGATCTACTTTAACTCTAGGTAATGTTGGATTATCCTTGGGTGATGCTGGATTCCAGTCACTAGATTATGATGATGCATCTGTATCATATACTGAAGCAACAGAGTCTATGACTTATGCTCAGGATACTTGGTCATCTAGGACAGGTACAGTACCTTCTCCTGGTTCTACTAAGGTTAAGGCAACTGCTGTTGTTAAAGACCGTTACTTCTTTAAGGTAACAGATACTTCTAAGATTGATAATATACAAGAATTAACTATCAACCAACCATTCAGCTTTACTGTTGGTGCTAAGTTGATGCTCAAGAATGGTAGCACCTTTGTTAATAGTGGTTATATTACCAGTATTGATAGTGCTAATAATAAGATTTACGTTGCTGTAAACAATAATAGTTGGAGTAATGATACTGCTACAGGACAACTTACTACAGAAAGATTTGACGAGCAGTCAACTTATGGTATTCGTGGTCCTATACCAAATGATATCAACGAAATTACTGGATATACATTTGCAGAGGTTAATAACACAACCCCTGGTACATTCGATATCAACCTAGACAAGTATAACTTAGATGGTACTTATAATGCTGCTGGTGGTCAAAACCTTGATGGATTTGCTAAGTTTAAGGCATGGTCTGGTACTAACTATACTGTAAGAATTGATGAGGTTGCAGCTGGGTCAACATACATTGTTGGATCTGTTGTAGATGTCCCTGCTGGACAAACTTCATTTAATGCTGCATACAGCACTTTACAGATTACTGGTTTAACTGCTGTATTAAAGATTACTGTTATTGCAAATCTGGAGAAGATTCTTCAAGTTTCTTCAGTTGCTAATAGCGACCAAGTTTATGTAATTACATCTACAAGTCATTATCTTAATTCTGGTGAAATGGTTTATGTTGATGGTAACCCATCACAGACATATAACTCTGTAGTTTATGATGAATATGATGGTGCATTCTTTGTAGATAAGATAATCAGTGTTAAGGAATTTACTTACAAACTACCACAAGCAGCAGTAACTGATCCTGCTACAACTGCTGGTAATGTTAGCATCTATGTTAAGTCTCCGACTCTTAAGATGTTTTATGGTCATCAATATATCTTTGACCTTAGTCACTCATCTCTTGTTGGTGGTAACTTATCATTTGCTAAGGATAGTCTATACAAACTTGAATATTCATTCAACTCTATTGAAAGAATTGGAACACCTGGAGTAACTGGTCAAGGTGTACCTTCTCCTTCAGTTAAATTTAAAGTTGATGAGGATGTTGTTACTAATATTTCATATTACTTCGACCCATCTAGGACTACATCTGCTACATCTCCTGTAATTCCAGGAAGTTATCTTGATGTTGTAGATTCTCCTTATAAGGGTACATTCGCAATTACATCTACTTCTGGTAAGACAATTACTAGAGGTGATGATGCAATGCGTTTCATATTGGCAAATGAGCCAGAAGCTGCTGCTGAAGTATCTCCTTCTAGTTACTCAACAAGCTCTGTTAAGGCAGTTGGATCTATTTCTGCAATTCGTATTGTTAACTCAGGTGGTTTCTATACTAGATTACCTATTATTAATAATATTGAATCAACAAGAAAGATTGAAAGGGTTGATGTTAAGACACCAGGTACTGAATATGCTGTAGGACAATATGCTGGAGTACCTATTGCTGGTGATGGAGAAGGTGGTTTAGTTTCTATTACAGTTGAAGATGGCACTGATGCTGAAGGAGTAACAATTCCAGGTCAGATTAGTGGTGTTGCTGTTACTTCTCCAGGTAAAAATTATACTACTGCATCTATTGATATTGACTCAATACCTGGCATTCTTGGTAGTGGACTAACTGGTTCTGGAGCAGAATTAGTTGTTGTCATTCCTTCCTCTGGTAGTGGTGCATCTATCTTTACTAAGGGTGATAAGGTTGGTAAGATTAAGAAACTTAAGAATAATAACTTTGGTTATGATTATCCTCATGACTATACTTTACGTCCTGAGATTACATTCCCACTCAACTGCCAATTAACTAGCACATCTATACTTGCTAGTATTACAGTTACTGACCCAGGTTCTGGATATTCACAAGCACCTGCTGTTGTAATTACAGGTGGTGGTGGATCTGGTGCTGTTGCTGAGGCAACTATTAAGAATGGTAGATTAGATAATATTATAGTTAAGGATCCAGGTGCTGGTTATTCATCTACACCTACAATTGCTTTAAGGTCTGCATTTAACTACGTTGTAAACCTTGACTTAGGATTACTACAGTTTGCTTTCCCACATGGTATTGTAAATGGATCTCCTATCACATTGAATGTAGTTGATACTGGAGATGGCACAGACTTCCCATTGGCAGCAGGTGCTATTGGTAGATTAAACGCTTCTACTACTTACTATGCTATTGCTGGAGCAGCAAACTCCTTAGAAACTGACCAGTTGAAACTGGCAATTACTGCTAGTAACGCAGCTTTAGGAGATGCAATTAGCTTCGTTAACGCAGGTACTGGAAGACAGCAAGTATTGACCGAATCATTCGGTGGTGCTGCTACTGCTAACGTTGCAACTTCAGTCTTTGACGAAGGTGAATTAGTATATCAAGGTGATACATTTGCTACTTCAACTGCTACTGGATATGTTTCTGAAAACAATGGTTGGCAGATTGGACCTAGAATCCTTAAGATTGTTGATTACACTGGTGATTTCATTGAAGGACAAAAGATAACTGGTGTTATCTCTAAGTCTTCTGGTGTTATCTCTGACCTTAATATTGCTAAGGGTGTCCTAGAAATTGGGTCTATCACTCAAACCACAGGTCAATTTATCGATGACGTAGGTAAACCTTCAGAAATCATTCAAAAGATTCAAGACTCCTACTATTATCAGGACTTCTCTTATGCAGTTAACTCTGCTACTTCTATTAGTGAGTGGAAAGATATTCTACTTAGAAATGTCCACCCTGCATCATTTAAGGTATTTGGAGAATTAAACCTACAAGAATATGGGTCAATTCCTAACAAGGAGACTGCATTCCAGTTAACTAAGTCAGTTGAATTGGCACAATCAGCAATTGTTCCTAATATTCAAAACTTTGCTCTAGTCGAGCCAATATATCAAGAATTTAATAACACTGAGGTATTATTCAGACAGAAACGACTAACATCTTCTGAGAATATCTTGACTTCTGTTGTCCAGAGAATCGATGACATTTCACAACTATTTGACGGTGAGAGAATAGCATTCCCTCTAACAGTTTCTGGTTCTAACGTTGTTGCAAACGCAAACCAGTTGATGATTATCCTCAATGGTATTGCACAGACTCCTGGTATTTCTTTCCAAGTCCAGAGTGATAACATTGTATTCAGTGAGCCACCTCAACCACCTGCAAGTGTTAAGTATGCTTCTATAACTGTTACACAGATTCCAACTAAGAAATTCACCTTTAATAATATAAGTGGTATCTTCCCAACAGCAGGGCAGTATGTAACAGGTACTACTTCTAGTGCCAAGTTTAGAGTAACTTCTGTTGTTGGTAATGATATCAACGGTTATATCACTGAAGGCACATTTGTTGTTGGTGAATTGATGATTGTTAGTGCAACTGGATTCGCAGCAAACCTAGCAACTCAAACAGACGTTGTTAACAACGGTCTATTCCTATTTGGTGAGGTAGTTACTAACTTTGAAGGTAATACTGCTAAGGTTGAAGAAATTAACCTAGCGAAAGGACAAGAGACTCCTTTAGCAAAACTACGCTATACAATCGGTCAATCTACAACTTCATTTGAAGTCGTACCTGTAACTGGTGCTCCTGCTGCTTTACCTGCTGGAACATTCGTTGCTACTAAGAATTACCAGTTTGGTTCTGAAATATTCCTAGTTAATAGTATTACTGATGGAGCAGAGTCAACAACTCTTGGAGTAACAAGAGCACAAGTTGGTACTGCTGCTAGTGCTCAGTTAGAGGATACTCCATTATACGGCACTGACATTACAATTACCAATTCTCTAGTCTTGAGTAAGACAACTGGTACTTATCAGTCTACTCCAGGATTATTTGATATTCAGTTGAGTGATGTTATCATTGCTGCTGGATCTGGTGTTGTTGCTACAGTTGCATCTACAAGTCCTTATCAAGACCCTGTAACTAACGAATTTATTAGTCAGGTCAATATATCTGAAGGATCATCATTCTTCGGTTTACTATTCAACAGAATTGCATCTCAGACTTATCCAAACGTTGTTTTAGATAACATTGCTGAGTCTCAGATATCTATTGTTGACTTTACTGATAACCTAACAGCATTTGACTCTAAATTCCCTGCTAATGAGTTAATTAATAACTACGTTATTAAGACAGAAAATATTCTTGGCACATTCCAAGAAAACGAGTTTATTAGAAATTATAAGATTGATTATGGTAATAATAGTGGTACATTCTTAGAGAATGAGCCAGGATTCATTAGAAAACTTACCTTCACTGATAAGCAAGGTGCTGGATTCTTTAACCAAGGTAATATAATTAGATCTAAGACTTCTAAGGCAGAAGTTATTGGATACAATCAAGCAAGAAGCACCATCTACCTAGGTAAGATGGCAAGGTCAACTGCTAATGGATCTGACTTCCATAGCGTTACATTTAAAGGTGGAGCACAATTAGATACTGCTCAGAAGAAATTTGGTACAGCATCTCTATTACTTGATGGCACAGGTGACTATCTAACTATTCCTACAAACCAAGAATTTGGATTTGGCACTTCTGCTATTACTATTGAAGCATGGATACGTCCTGCTAACGTAACTGGAGAGCACACTATCATTGATACTAGGACTGGATCTGCTACAGACACTGCTCTTAGACTCTATACTGACGGCACAGCAATTAAGGTTGATGTAGGAAATACAACGGTTGCTACTGGTGGAACAGTTGCTATAAACACTTGGTATCACGTTGCTGTTACTAAGACTGGCACTTCAACTAAGTTATTCTTAGGTGGCACACAAATTGGGTCTACCTTCTCTGACAGTAACAACTACGGATCTACTAAACCAGTTAATATCGGTGCTGACTACGTTGGTGCTAATGCATTCAATGGTCATATTGATGAAGTAAGAATTTCAACAACTGCAAGATATACAGGTGCTTACACTCTACCAACTGGTATCTTCCAAGGAGACGATAATACAAAACTACTATACCACTTTGATGGTGTTGATGCAGCGACTTATATTGATGACTGGTCTGGTACTGGATCTTGGGTAGATGGAGATTACTTTAATAATGATGCTATTCTTTCTACTAAGAGAAAGACAGGTGGTAACCTATCTGCTCATAGTCTGAATACTCACAGATATCTTAATGCTGCTGATTTACTTCTTAGCAATAAGACATTCCTCGCTAAAGAAGTTGTATGGAGATTGGAAAATCAATCACCATATTCACCATTCAGTGTCCTTAGTGGAAGTGTTAATTGCTCAGATGACGTTGATGATATAATCGAAGCCCTAGTAAAAGATTTAAGAAATGGTGGTAACAGTTATCTTTGGGATGCTGCTGCACTCTATGTTAATAGAGATGTAACTCCTATCACTGTTAATCATATTGAAACTGAAGTAGAAGAAACAATCTGGGTACATGAAGAGTTATCTAAGTTAGCACAACAAATCATAACCAACCAGTTTATTCAAGTATTAGGTGATCATGGATTGACTCAGGTTACTGATACAACAATTACTGATTCTACCAACGCTTCTCTATCAACACTTACTCCATCAACAGGAACTTACGATACTTCAACTGGAGAATTAACTCTAACTAAAGCATCACATGGTCTTACTGCTGGTGTAGCAATAACTGCAACTGGAGCAACCTATGATGCTGAAACAGGTATTATGGTTGTTACATCTAACGGTCATGGTTTAAATCCTGGCGATAAAGTTAAGATGGAAGATGGTGCAGTCACATTTACATGTGATATGGACGGTAATAAGTCTGAGCACGCTTATCCTAGAGCAGATGATCCTGCATCAGAGAAATGGATTGAAGTTGGTGTAGTCTCAACAAATACTTTTGAAATATTCGTTGGTAAGAAACCTCTAGTTGCTTACAAACCAACTGCTGCTAGTTACGATGCTGCAACTGGTTTAATGGCATTAACAATAGGTGACCATAACTTCTCTGCTGGTCAAACTATTAAATTGGCAAAGGATTCGCTCAAGTTTACTTGTGCGATGGATGATAATAATTCAATTAAGTCTTATCCAAGGGTAACTGACCCAGTATATGATGAAGCAATACCTATCAAGTATGAAGGTACTCCATATACTCCTACTGGTGCAATCTATACACCTACTACAGGTCAAATGGTTGTTACCTTAATAGGACATGGATTTGCAGTTAATGACCAGGTTAAACTTTCTGCTGGTGCTGTAAGTTTCAGTTGTGCTAAGGATAATGACAAGTCTGATCATTCATATCCAAGAGCAACAGACCCAGTTGCTAATAGTTGGATAACAATTTCTGCTGTAACTACTAATACATTTACAATCGACGTTGGTAAGTCTCCTGATATTTCTGCTCATACTTACTTAAGATGGGATTATAACAGTGTAGTTAAGAAAGATACTACAGTACAACTTGACGTTGGTAAAGCACCATTAATACAACACGACGTTTCTGCTGCTGCATATACACCTGCTACAGGTGCTATGGATATTACTATTGGATCACACAACTTATTAGTTGGTGATAGTATTAAGATTGCAGATAACGGACTAACATTTACATGTGCTCAGGATAGTAACGCTACAAACCATACCTATCCAAGGACAGACATTCTTAATCATACAGCAACTGGTGCAACTTATAACCCAACAACAGGTGTTATGAGTCTCACTGTTAATGGTCATGGTATGTTAAATGGTGATTGGGTTAAGTTAGACGCTAACTCATTGACATTTACTTGTGCTGCTGACTCTAATGGCACTAACCATACATATCCAAGAGCAACAGACCCAATTGCTTCTAAGTGGATTAAAGTTTCTAACGTATCAACAAACGCATTTGATATACAGGTATTAGATTCTGCACCTTCTACTAACACTTCTGCTCATGTATTTGTATCAGCAACTACTAATGGAATCAAACAGAAGAAAGATAGAGCATACGATACTGCAATTGAAGTTACTGGAGTTGGTACTACAAACCTAACTGCTGCTTCTGGCACAACTTATAACCCATCAACAGGTGTCCTTTCTATTACTGCTGCAAGTCATGGATTGACTGGTGCTACACAGCACACTCCAACTGCTGCATCTTATGTTCCTACTACTGGAATATTAACAGTTACACTTAGCAGTCATGGATTCTCCAACGGTGACAGAATACAAATCGTAGACAATTCATTGACTATGACTTGTGCTAAGGATAGTGATGCAACATTCCATACATATCCTCGCTCATCTGACCCTGTATCTGGTAAGTGGTTACCAATTACTAAGATTGATACTAATACATTTACAGTTAACGTTAATAAGTCACAAGACCTTTCTACACATACCTTCATCTCTTGGGCATCCAATGGATTGCTTAGAGCAAGAGACATGGTTAAGTTTGATGCAGATTCATTAACATTCACATGTGTTAAAGATAGTAATGGTAGTAACCATACATATCCTCGTTTAACTGATCCTCTTGCATCACAATGGGTACCTGTTACTAACGTAGCAACAAACACATTTGAAGTTAACACAGGACCATCTACTTACACTGGTGCTCATACATTTGTATCTGCAACTTCTAACGGAATTAAGAAGCAAAGTGGTGTTATCTCAATTAACGTTGGTATCTCTTCCAATACTACAACTCACGCATTTGTATCTGCTACTGCTGGTGCAATTAAAGCGGGTGGAGTTTATGCTCATACATTCAAGAATGCAGATAATACATATACACCATCTACAGCGTCTTACGTCCCTGCAACTGGTGTCTTAACACTAACCATTAACGGTCATGGATTTGTTAACGGTGAGTGGGTTAAGATTGCTGATAGTGGAATCACATTTACTTGTGCTCAAGATAGCAATGCAACAAATCATGCATATCCTCGTGCTGCTGGTGCAACATTCACAGCAACAACTGGTACTGCATACAACCCATCAACAGGTATATTAAGCATCACCACAACTGCTGCTCATAACTTGGCAAATGGTGATGAGATTAAGATTGCTAATGATTCATTGACATTCAGTTGTGCAATGGACGGTAATACAGTTAATAAGACATATCCTCGTGCTTCTGACCCTGTAAGTGCTAGATGGCTCAAAGTTTCTAACGTAGCATCCACAACATTCGATGTCCAGGTATTAGACATCACTCCTTCTTCTAACACTTCTGCCCATACATTTGTATCAGCATCTGCTAGTGGTATTCAAACTAGAGACCCTGCTTCTGGCACATGGTTGAAGATTTCTGGTGTAACTACAAACACATTTGATGTTAATGTAAGTGCATCTTCCAATACTTCTACTCACGCATTTGTAAGTGCTATTACTGGATGTGTTAGCAGAGCAGTTATGATGAGTGGTGGAGACCATGCTCATACATTTGTCTCTGGTAAGACTAATGCATTCCATAAGGATGGTTCTTATATCACTCTTGATAAAGAATCACTCACATTTGAATGTGCTTTAGATGAGTTTGCTTCAGAGCACTCATATCCAAGGACAACTGATCCTTTCTACAATAAGGCATTACCAGTTGTTAAATCTACTACCAATACATTTACAGTTAATGTTGGTCAGTCAACTCAAGGTGACGATTATATTCCATATACTCCAACTGCTGCTACCTATACACCATCAACAGGTGTTATGGTATTGACGATTGGTGCTCACAGTCTTTCGACTGATGATTTCGTTGAGATTGAAGACAATTCATTGTCATTCAAGTGCTCAATGGATAACAACCAGTCTACTAAGACATATCCTCGTCCTGCACATGATACAAGGACTTCAGGTAAGAGGGTTGCTGTTGCTGCTATTGGGTCAACAGACCATACTCCAGCATTTGCAGCATACAATCCAACTACAGGTGTTGTAACAATTACTATTGATGCTCATGGATTCTCTGCTGGAGATAGAGTTAAATTTGATGCTGGTGCTTTAACCTTTACTTGTGCTCAAGACAGTAATGCTACTAACCATGCATATCCAAGAACTACTGACCCAACTTACGGTAAGTGGTTACCAATTAGTAATGTAACTACAACTACATTTGATGTACAAATCGGACCTTCACCTAATACTACAGTTCACAACTGGGTATCTGCTACTGCAAACGGATTGAAGAGACAGAATGGTCAGATTACAGTTAACGTTGGTACTGCTGGCACAAACGCACAATTTACTCCATCTGCTGCTACTTACAATGCAGTAACTGGTGACATGACATTGACTATTGGTCAGCATGGCATACAGGTTGGATCTAATATTGTGATTGCTAATGATTCATTGACATTCAAGTGTGCAATGGATGGATCAACTGCTAACAAGACTTATCCTCGTGCTACAGACCCATTTGGACAAAGCAAATCTATTCGTGTTGATGAAGTAGGTTATACTTCTAAGACTGCAACTACCGTAGCATATACACCTGGTACTGGTGTTATGACAATTACAGTACCTTCTCATGGATACTCCAATAACGATTACATTCAAATCGTTGAAGGGTCTCTAGTAATGAGATGTGCTCTTGATGGTAATCAGACAGACCATGCATATCCTAGAAAGACAGACCCATACTACGGTAAGTGGTTGAAGATTTCTAACGTTGCTACTAATACTTTCCAAGTTAACGTTGGTATATCTTCTGATATAACAACTCATACATTCGTTTCTGCTGCCACTGATGGTATTAGAAAGCAGAGTGGTGTAATCACAGTTAACGTTGGTAAATCTCCTGCTATTGGTTACGATGTAGATGCTGCATCCTTCGTACCTGCTACTGGACTTCTAACAGTAACAATTGGTGAGCACAGTCTCACTACAGACCATAAGGTTAAGATTGCAAACAACTCTCTAACATTTACATGTGCTCAAGACAGTCATGGATCCAACCACACATATCCTCGTGCAAACGGTCAAGGTGGTGCATCTGCTGACGATCCAGCATACGATGATGCTGTAGCGATTACTGCGGTAACATCAACAACTATTACTCTAAACGTTGGTACATCCTCCAACACAACTGCACATACTTTCGTAAGTGCAAACAGTAACTACACTGCAACTGGTGCAACCTACAGTCCAACTACAGGTCTATTGACATTGACTGTTAATGGTCATGGATTCGCTAACGGTGAAAGAGTTAAGATAGCAGACAATTCATTAACATTCACTTGTGCTAAGGATAGTAATGCTACTAACCATACATATCCAAGACCAAGTGATCCTGTATCTGGTAAGTGGTTAACTGTTTCTGGAGTTACTTCAAATACATTCCAAGTACAAGTATTAGATTCACTACCTTCTACAAACATTTCTACTCACGCATTTGTATCTGCTACTGCTAATGGAATCAAGAGAGCAGTAATTCATACAGGTGGTGATTATACACATACATTCCAAAGTGCTTCTTCTAATGCAGTTTCTTACACTCCAGATTCTACTCACTTATTTGTAAGTGCTAGAGGTGGTGCAGTTAAGAAATGGTTGCATACTCATAAGTGGGTTAAGGCAATTGCTGATTGTGTCAAGATTCTTGGTTATAACAATAGTGATTGCTCAGACGTACAATCTACTGTTGATAACTTATTATCTGTTATCATCGATACACTGATTGAAGCAAATCAGGCAGTCGCTGTAGACCATCTAGCAACTATTACGAAACTAACTCCAGCACATGAATATGTTGGTGCAACTACTGATGCATTCTTAGCAATACCATTTAACATTGATGACATTGCTACTGGTCTTGCTTATACAAGAAGAGTTGACCTAGCAACTAGAGATAGATTTAGAGATGCTGCTGACCTAATTCGCCTCAACCGTGGTCCTATCGTTGATAAGGCTTCTGCTGACATGCTTACTCGTTATCCAGAGTTAGTACTAGGAATGCCTAGAAACGCTGATGCTAGTGGTGCTGGTACTTTACGTTGTAAGACTGACCTTGGAATTATCTTAGATGCTATTGCAAATGACATCGAAGATGGTGGTAACTATAATACTTTAATTGCAGTTAAGAATTACCTTGGAACTAACGATGAAATTCAACACGTTAGACTTCAATTACTTCAATCTCTATATGCACATAACAGACTTGGACTTTATGCCAAGCAAGCAGTAACAGGTGACCTAGACGATACCAATACTGATTCTGTTGTTATTGGTGATTGGGGTATTACTCAAGACACTGCTACTAACTTTACTCCTTCTGCTGCCACATACGATCCTTTAACTGGTGACATGGTATTAACCATTGGATCACATACTTTGACAGTTGGTAGGAAGATTAACATTGCTGCTGGTGGATTGAAATTCACTTGTGCAATGGACGGCAACTCTGCTGCTAAGGATTATCCTAGAGCAACCGATCCTTGGTATAACAAGAATATTTTAATTAAGGCAGTTGCTGCAACAACTATAACAGTTAACATTGGTGCATCACCTAGCAAATACTTTACTCCTACTGCTGCAACATACGAGCCTACTACAGGTGTATTGGTATTAACAATCGGTGCTCACAACTTAGCAGTTGGCACAGCAATTCAGATTGCAAATCAATCATTAACCTTCACTTGTGCACAAGACAGTCATGGATCTAATAAACTATATCCTCGTGCAAATGGTCAAGGTGGAGCATCAGCTGATGACCCTGCATACAACGACGCTGTAGCAATTACTGCTGTTGATGATAATACAATCACAGTTAACGTTGGTACATCTTCTAACACAACTGCACATCTATTTGTCACTGCTGCTGCTGACGCTATAGTCACAGGTGGTAACTACGCTCATACATTCGTATCTGCTGTTGCTAACTCTGTAACTGCTCCTGGCGATTGCACAAACGTTAAGGATGCTCTTCAAACTCTAATTGAATTAGCAAATGAGACTCTTGCTCCTAATGGAGACAGATATAGAGACGCAGGTGATTTACTACACTTCAATAAGGATTACATTGCTGAGGAAGCAGTTGGTTTACTAGATGCTGAGTTCTCATATACTCTAAACAACATCCTTTATCAATCATTCGCTTATCCAGGCGGTGCTACTGGTAAAGATACATGTAAGAAAGATATTAAACTATTGCTTGATAGTGTCATCAGTGACTTACAAACTGGTGGTAATAGTAATACTATTAGAGCAATTGAAAATTACATTGCTACTTCTGGTGGTATCAAACAGGTTGAAGATCAATTACTCTCAACCATATATGCTTTCCAGCAAGTTAAGAGACTTGGTAAATTAGCAATAATCAATAACCTTTATAATCAAGGTCAGGCTGGATTAACTGGAGACCAGTATGCAGCATTCTGGACAACTGAAACTGCATATCGTGATGCAACCATTACCGATAGTAAGGGTGATACTGCATACTTAAGTGATGATTGTGTTAACGCAGTCAACTCGTTTGAAAACTTGATGGATATCGTAATTGATACTCTATCTCCTTCAGATGATACTGGTAGGTCTGCTGGTAGAATGATTCTTAATAACAAGAATTACTATGACCAAGAATTAGAAAACCTCGTTAACAGTCAGTGGGGATCAGGTGCATGGTCAACAGATATTAATACATTCTTAGACACAACAATTGATGATGTAATACATGACCTTGCAATCACTGATACATCTAAGTTTGATACTGCTAGAAACATCACTCTTACCAATGTAATTGGAGAATTCGTTGTTGGTGAAACTGTAACTTCATCTGGTGGTGGATATGCAACTGTTAAGGAATATCTAAGCGATTCTCTGACACTTGTTATTGGTAGTGTTACAGGTAGAAATTGGGCATCTGTAGATGACTTAACTGGTACTAGCGGTGCAACTGCTGTAGTTAATGTTGTTGGTGATATCTACGATTACTACACAACTGTTGCTAACGTGCAATCACTTGCAACTACAAGAGTTATTGTAACTGGTATTGCTGACCAAGTTGCAAATATAAACCTCTTCACTAATCCTGAAGACTTCACTGCTAACTGGACTTCAACTAAGTCAAGTATAGATGGAAATGTCCATGCTGACCCAGACGATCAATTACTTGCTGAGAAGGTTGTAGTTGACAGCACTACTGGTGAGCACACAATTCATAGAAATTATAACCTAACTGCATACGATACATTTGATGATTCTACTATCAAGTGGGATAGTGGCAATGAGAAGTTTGACGAAGGTGCTGTTGCAACTGACCAGACATTCACATTCTCTGCATTCATTAAGAAAGCAGAATATGATAAGGTTAGATTCCAAATGGTATTGGATCCTGGCACAACAGCAGAGCAAAATGCATTCTTTGACCTTGATTTAAGTAACGCATCATTCGGTAGTATATTCACACCTCAACAAGGTATTACTGCTAACGCATACGGATCAGTTCCTGTTGGTGGTGGATGGATAAGAGCATTTATTCAGATTACATTCTCTTATGGTTTCACAACTTTACAGAATAAGATTATTGTTAAGAATAGCGGTGGTTCAACTAACTACGCTGGCGACGGTGTAAGTGGTGTATATGTCTGGGGTAGCAAACTAACTAAGTCTGCACTTGACCCATATGTTTCTGCATACGGCACAACATTCTATGCAGACAATGATTTCAACATTAAAAACTACATCCTTGATACATTACAGACACAGATTGACCAAGCACTTAATCAGACTTTAGTTTCACCTTCTCCTGGATCTTCTTTCTACTCATTTACATCTGCTACTCTTGCTAATGACTATGATTCTCTATCAATTATGAGAGTCGTAAGATACCTCTTAGGTATGGTTAGAAAGCAACTTGTAGATAACTCTCATTACACAACTATCATTAATCAAAGTGGTATTGTTACTCCTGCTAAGACATACGGCACGAGAAATCTTCCAATACCTCTTGGTGGTGGTATTAATAACGCCGATAACTTCTTTGGTGCTACTTCAGGTGCATACGCAGAAGTTGAATCAGTCACTAAGAATGAAGCAAAACTTGTCCAGATATACTCCAGATTTAGAATTGATGGCACTATCACTGATGGTCCATTCACAATGAATGAAGCAATCCAAAAGCAAGGTGATAATACTAAGACTGGTATCGTTTACGGATTCCATGAGGACGCAAACTTCAAGTATGTAGATGTTAAGATTACTGCTGGTACATTCGCAGTCACAGACAATATTGTAGGTGCTGCTAACTCAACCACTTGTCAGATTAGTAACATCGAGACAAGAATGCACTTCATCGATAAGGTGGGAACATTTGATGCTTCAGTTGGATTCCAAGGATATACTTCAGGTGCAACTGCTGATGTTAACTCAAACATCACTGCTGAAGCTGCTGTCCTTACAAACACTGGTGGTAAGTTAGTTGTTGACACTGAGACTCTAACAGGCACATTCGAGAAGACTGCGGTTGTATACGCTGAAAACTCCAGACAATACCTAGAAGTTTCTAAGTTTAATGGTTTAGATGTTGCTATCGGTAACAGAATTGTATCAGACGGATACACAAGAATTGGTATTAGTATACTAACTGGTCTTAATAGCTTCACTGTTGGTAACAGACTTTATAAGGTGCAATCAGGTGTCCAAGATAACGCTAATTACGGTATCATTACATCTGTTGACCTAGACAATAATTACCTCTATTACGCACCTGTAATGGGTACTATCACTAACGGTAATATCGTTGGTGACTATGGTGCTGGTGAATCATTCCCAGTTGGATACGCACAGGTAACTACATCTGTTGTAACAGCAGGTGCTGCTGGTGCTCTTGTCCAAGACATCGAGACAGTCGGTGTTAACAAGCGTATCTACATGAGTGACATCGTTGGTACCTTCGATACTAAGGATGCAATTAAATCACTTAACGCATATAAGGCAGTTGTTAAGAGTAAGCAAGATATTAAGGCACGAGTCAAGAGATCCTTCAAAGGATTTGATGGTGTCCAAACACAATTCAAACTCACACAGAATAATGGCACGGCATACTTCCCTGATTCTGAGGGACACATGCTCATATTTGTTAATGGTATTCTACAACCTCCAGGTGCTTCTAACGCATACACAGCATTCTCAGATACCATACAGTTTAGTGAAGCACCTACAATCGGGTCTGCATTCACAGGATTCTACGTTGGTAAGTTAAGACAGTTAGATGACATCTCATTCGACTTCGACTCATTGAGACAGTCATTTAACCTCAAGCGTAACGGAGTATTCTACTCACTAACACTTACAGATGGTGTCCAGTCTACGGTTATACGTCCAGAAAACAATATCATCGTTTCGCTTAACGGTGTTATACAGGAACCAGGCGTAGGTTTCGAGCTAGTTGGTTCACGAATCATCTTCTCTGAGATACCTCGTGTTGGGTCTACATTCGTTGCATTCTCCTACGTGGGTAGTGAGGCAGACGTTGACGCTGCTGAAGTTGTCCCACCAATCGAGCCAGGCGACTTTATTGACATTCAAGGTGAGACTTCAGACAGACAGGTTGCTGTTATTGAATCTTCTAACTCCTTAATCACATTTGACTATCTTGGATCAGTCTTTGGTAAGGACGCAGTTGGAGCCGCAGCAATCACGAGTGGTACTATTGATAGTGTCCAAGTCACCTCCGTTGGGTCTGGTTACACAACTAGACCATCTGTAAGGGTTGACTCCATCTCTGGATTTGACGCACAGATTAAGGCACTGGTTGGTGTTGGTGAGTGTGTAATTTCCAACCAAGGTAGTGGATATTCTGCTGCTGGTATATCGGTTGATACTTCAGTACCTGACGACTGGACTGCACCAGATTTGAGTCAATATGGTGAAGAAGTAATTGACCCTGAGATTCTTCCATAAATAACTAAAAATTGTAAGGTAAATGGCTAAACAAACGCTAGGTCTAGGATCTGCTGCTAACGATAATACGGGTGATACCCTTCGAGTCGGTGGTGATAAGATTAACGACAATTTTAATGAAATCTATACAGGCATTGGTAATGGCACTACGTTATCTCTTAGTGTTACTAATGCTGCTGTAGGACAGGTATTGCGATATAATGGGTCTACTTTCCTTCCATCCGACTACACAAACCTTACTGCTGGTCTGGATGTTAATGGAAATAGTATTGTTTCATCAAGTAATGGGAATATTAATATTGCTCCGAATGGTACTGGTAACTTAACACTTGGCGTTGGTGGTGTTACTAATACATTTACAGGAGCAGATGGCATAATTGATATGCCAACTAAGGTAAAATATAAAAATGAATGGGCTAGTCTTGGTGCTGCACCTGCTGCTGCAACCTATACTGGATACTTTTTTACAGTTGATGGTGATGATAATCCATATGTAAATATCAACATAACTGCTGGTGGTGTTGGAGATACTAGAGCAAAATTATTAACACAATATTCAGGTGTAAATGACTTAGTAGACGTTGATACAAATACTGCTGCACCTACAAACGGACAAGTTTTAAAGTGGAGTAGTAGTGGAAGTAAGTGGGCACCTGCTAATGATGATTCAGGTATTTCCTCACTCAACCTCTGGGCATCAGTTGCTGGTGATACAGGATCAACTACTGCTAATACAGGATCTGATACTTTAACGATTGCTGGAGGCACAAATATTACTACCGCCGTTTCAGGGGATACTTTAACAGTTAACTTCTCTGGGACTCTGACAACAACATTTGCTGCTTTAACAGATACAGATGTTGGTGGTCTTACCCAAGGCGATTCACTCTTTTACAATGGCACAAATTGGGTGCCAATTCGTAGTCCAATAACTTGGTGGGAAGTTAATGCTGATGGTGCAAACCATTATACTATTAACGGACCAGGTTTCTCTGCTGCGACAAATGACCCAACATTGTATGTCCAAAGAGGACAAACATATGCGTTTGATAATTCTGTGCAAGGTGCTGGTCACCCCTTCAGAATTCAGAGCACAACTGGATTAGCTGGGACTCCTTATACTGCTGGTCAAACTGGTAGTGGAATCACAGTTTTATATTGGACTGTCCCTATGGACGCTCCTTCAACTCTATATTATCAATGCACACTCCATGCATTAATGAATGGTACAATTAACGTAGTAACTTAATAAATGGCGAGGACTATACCTGGTACTGGTGCTTCTATCAAACCATTATTTAATGAAGTATTTGGGGTTAGAGCAGTTGAAGTTTTGGAAGGAGGGAAGGATTATACTTCTGCGGATCCACCAAGACTAACTGTTACTGGTTGTGGCACACCAGACGAAGAAGCAATACTTTATCCTATCATTGACGATGCGTCAGGTAGGATTGTTCATGTACGAGTATTAAGTAAAGGGAGGGGATATGATCCACTCAGAGTCAATATTTTACCGACGAGTGATACGCCAAACGTTGTTACGTCATTTGACATTAAGAGAATATGGCAGAGCAATCCTCAGTCAACGACAACAGGAACGTTTGCAACAACAACAGACAGACTAACAATTGTTTCGGATAATCATCCAAAACCTTCTGATGTATCTGGAGAAAGAGCACCAGGTGGTGGACCGTTAGTTGATAGGAATTTTAATCAAGCATTTATATACAGGGGTGGTAAAGATGTACCTGCTTCTGAGCCAAGACCAGACCAGAAGAATAAGGTCTTAGGTCTTTTAGCAAATGGAGTACAACTCCACACTCCTGAATGGGGTCAAGGTCATTCTGATGTACCTATAGGATTCAGTCTTGACACAGTAAGATCAAGTTTCATTAAATCTAATGATGCTTATGATGGTGTAGTTGATAGTAATGTATATCATTACCAGTCAAGTAAGTTAATTAACCATCTAGCACTAAAGAATGGTACATTACAGAATGGTCTCCAAAGAGTATTCACTTGGAATATAAAAGTAGAATTTGACAACTTAATGATTCCTGTTGGTAATGTCTCTGAGACAATGGGATCAGTAGAAGTTGGTAGACAAATAGAATTAGTTGGTGGTAGTGCAACATGTGAAGTTGCAAAGATTGTTAGAAATGGTTCTGGTATTGTCCAGAGAGTATATGTAAGATTGGTAGCAGGTACATTCTCTAATGGAGATAATCTGTTAGGTGCAAATGGTTTCACAATGACCATTAATAATGACCCTACCACATTCCCTAACGGTCTTTTCTATATTAATTTCGGACCTGATGCAGCAGATTTTGGTAATTTTGATGTTAATGGATGGTATCTTTCTCCTGAAGATATTAAAGTCCAATCAAATTATCTAATTAAGTGGAATCAATCTGATGCAAGTAATGGTATTACTGGTACTCATCCTCATGGTCATCCAATGCAATTCAGTACCACACAAGATGGTCTACTGAATGGTGGCACACTATACACAAATAGTACTGGTGCTGGTGGTGGATGGTCTACTGACTATGAGAATGAATTCCAACCACTCTTCTTAATGAATGCTGATGAGAGTAATCGCATTTATTATTACTGTAAGTATCACAGATACATGTCTGGATACGCTGGAGATGAAGGTTATATAACCTTTGATAATACTCCAGACAACGATCCTCTCCCAAACAATTATTACATTACTGACTTCTATGCAACTGGACCTGATTATGCCAGACATGCAGACGGTCACTCTAAGATATTGGGTATGTCCTATGATGGATATCCAATCTACGGTCCTTATGGATATAATGCAGCAGGTTCTGTTGTTAGACAGGTATCAGGATATCGATTAAAGACAGGTGTTGAGATTGATGGTACTAGACCTGCTGTTGTTACAGCATCTTCAGTAACACAAACTATTACCGTATCTAATGGTAAATTCTATGTTGGTGGTAGTGAAGTACAATTCTTAAATCTTTTCAGAGGTAAGACATACGTTTTCAACCAGGATCATTCTACTAATGATAGTAACTTCCTGTTGTTAAGCACACAAGAAAATGGTTGGCAAGCATCTGGTACAGCTAATGGTGATACTTCAGTTTTATATCAAGATGCTGTTGTATATAAATTAGAAGGTGTTGTTAAGACATACACAGAATATATTTCAGGATTTAATGCTGCAACCTCCAGAACTTTAACGTTTACTCCCAGAACAGACGCACCTAGACTACTCTATACATTCTCATATTCAACATCTGATATGGGATTCAGATTAGTCCAAGATGGTTATCTAATGGGTGACCTAACTCAAGACTATATCTACGATTCTGCTGTTTCTGGTGCAACTCTTGACAAGTATAATGGTAGATTTGCTACTACTCCTGAGTATCCAAATGGCACCTATGCATACTTTATGGCAGAGGATGGATCAGGTAACCCAGTTTATCCTTATGTAATTGGACCTCAGTATAGAGGAGTACCTTTATTTGAAGGTGATACATTACCAGCATTACCTACAGAGTTTCCTAGTGGTGCAGAAGGTGAAGTTGTATTGGGTACAGGTTCTGATGCTGGTAAAGTCTCCTATATTAAGATGGAGAAATTTGGTGATGGTTACTTTGGTACAGCAGAAGCAAAGATTTTAGGTGGTGGAGGTACTGGTGCTTTAGCAACTCCTACTGTCCAAACTGTTACAGGTCTTGCACTATTGAATCCAGGTAGAAGTTTTGCTACTCCTCCTACTCTAATTGTTGAAGGTGGTGGTGGACAAAACGCTAAAGGTGCTGCAAAGATTGATATTACTGGTAAGGTTACATCTATCAGTGTTGTAAATGAGGGTGAATTCTATCAAGAACCACCTTATGTTTTAATTAGTGGTGGTGGCGGTATTGGTGCTAGAGCAGAAGCAGTTATATCTCAAGGTAAGATTACTGCTATTAATGTAACAGAGCAAGGTCAAGGATTTACTTCTACTCCTAATGTTATCTTTACTAAGTTAGTTAACCTTAAGAGAAAGACTGCTGCTAGACAGTCACTTAACTCTACAGCATTCTATCTAACTGGACTACTAGCAAATATGACTGCTAGTCAGACTGAGATATATGTTGATTCTACAGATGCATATCCAGGATCAGGTAAGTTAATAATTAACAATGAGACAGTTTCATACTCTTCCAAATCAAGAGAGAAGTTTAGTAATGTAACAAGAGGTCTTAATTTCAACTATGACCAACGTGTTATTCTTGATAGTGGACAGAATCTATCTGATGGCACTTCAAACTATAAGTTTAACGTTGGAGACAGAGTAATTAGAAGGGTTGAAAATGCCCAAAACAAGATAGCAAAAGTATATGATTGGAATGCTCAGACAAGAGAATTGCTTGTAGCATTTGAAGTTGATGAATTAGCATTCATTGATGGTGGTATTCCATCTACTGAAGATGCAATTGTACAGTTTGATGCTGGTGTTGCTGATTCTGCCAACTCCTCATTCCAACCACATGTATTATTAAATTCAACTGGCGATGTTATTACTACATTGACAGTACCAATTGCATCAATACAGAATAAGAAATTTGAAGATGATGATGAAAACTCTGGTGCAGGAGACGGTATTCCAGATCTTGTAAATACAGGTACAGATTTTGAAAACCAGATTAGTCTGGATGGTGGTATATTCAACTCTTTATATGGTATCGAGGAAACACAGGGTGGCACAAACACAACTCTATTCCAAGCAGGTGACAGTATTAAGGATGCTGACATACCATTCAAGTATGCAACTATTACCTCTGCTGGTGCATTGAATGAAGGTGTGCCACATTCAGCATTGATGGAAATTACTATTGATGCTAACGATGGTAATGGTAACAATTATGCAGTTAATGAAGTAGTAACTGGTGATGTATCTGGGGTTAAAGGCACTGTAGTATCTTGGAACCCAAGCACAGGTAAATTGCAAGTTGGAGATATAATTCCATTTAATACTGGTAACGTCAATGTTGGTGTTGCTGGTTACTTGTATAAATTCTCTGATACAGGAACTATTGTAGATTTCAATATACAGAATTCTGGTACTAACTACAGTGCAGCACCAGCAGTAACAGTTGAAACAATTGGTGATATACAGGCAACAGGCACAGCAGTATTAACTGCTGCTGGAGACCAAGTTGCATCTATAACTATCACTAATGGTGGTTATGGATATAAACAGACTGTAGACAACACATATAATATTCACCCAACAGTAACAATTGCTGCCCCTACAAGTGGCACAACAGCAGTTGCACAGGCAATTCTAGGTGGTGAAAAACTGGTCGGAAACGGTGGTGCTTCTTATAGAATTAAGAGCATCGAGTTCCAAACAATAGCAAGGACTCAGTAACCTTGATAAATAGACAAAGGACATTAAGTACCTATAGTTAAATGGCAGCGTTATTAACAGATCAATTTAGAATCTTTTCTGCTCAAAAATTCATTAAAGCACTCGAAGGTCCAATATCGACACAGAGTGACGCAGATGCAGGAGCAACGAGAGACAGGGTTTATATCTTTATAGGTAGACCTCAAGCTTGGGATGATGAAAACTCACCTCCGCAAGCAGTAGACTCCTTCTTGGAATTTTCATCATCCTATGATGATATGATTTCACTGAAACGTGTATTAGCTGCCGACACGGTTCAAGTGGTACGTCGTATCGACTGGGTAAGTCCTGAGCAAACTACTGGTGGTCTAGGTTTTACCTATGACATGTATCGTCACGATTACTCACCAAGTAAAACAGCATCTTCTGGTGCTACAAAATTATACGATTCTGATTTTTACGTTGTAAACAGTCAGTATCAGGTCTATAAGTGCATATATAACGGTACAAGTCCTTCAGACCCAAATGGTAAACCTTCAACAGTTGAGCCAACAGGCACTTCAACAAGTATTATCACTACCTCCGATAGCTATCGCTGGAAGTATCTTTATACTATTCCTGTTGCTAGTGTCCTAAAGTTCTTCTCTAATGACTATATGCCCGTATTCGTTAATGATGCGGTGAAGACAAATGCTGTGGCTGGTGAAATAGACACAGTTGTGATAAACTCAGCTGGGTCAGGATATAACAATGGAACCTATGACAATGTTGCTATTAACGGCGATGGGACTGGTGGTCGTGTCTCAATTGTCGTCGATGGTGGTCGCATTATTTCTGCTACTGTTACTTCTGGTGGTACTGGCTATACCTTTGGTAAAATTAGTATTGACAATATTACAGGTATTGGTACTGGTACTGGCGGTCAGGTGGATGTTATTATTCCTCCTCCTGGTGGTCATGGATACGATCCAGTGGTTGAAATGGGAGCCTTCAGAGTAATGATTAACGCCAAACTCTCCTATGATGAGGGTGCTGGTGACTTCCCTGTAGATAATGACTATCGTCGAATTGGTCTTATCACTAACCCATTAAAATTCGGCACAACTGAATTACTTGCTGACTTAACAGTCTCAGCAGCTAAGGCAGTTATTTTCTCACCTACATTCCAAGGTAACTACGTCCCCGATGAAATCATCACTCAGACCAGAGTGGTAGGAGGTACTAACGTTACGGCTCGTGGTAGAGTCATTTCATGGAATGCAACTACAAAGCTTTTGAAATATTATCAGAATGCTGTAGACGGTATCTTCCCTGAAGTTACTGGTACTCTTAATGAGTTTGATGGTTCTAATGTAATTAGCGGTGCGACTTCTGGTGCAGCAGGTGCTCCTGATGTTAACTTCCCAGCCGTCCCTAATTCCTCCTCACGTACCATTAATAATACTGAATATGATTTGGGTATGAAATTTAATAACGGTTATGCAAAACCCGAAATTAAATCAAATGATGGTCAAATTATTTACATAGATAATAGGAGATCCATTAGTCGTGCAAACGACCAAATCGAAGACATCAAAATCGTAATAGAATTCTAAGATGGCACAAAATACCAATCTAAACGTCACTCCGTATTATGACGACTTTGATAAAAGTAAAAACTTTTATCGAGTATTATACCGTCCTGGATTTCCTATACAGGCTAGAGAGTTAACGACCAGTCAGTCTATCTTACAAAATCAGGTAGAAAACATTGGTGGTCATCTCTTCAAAGATGGTGCAATGGTTATACCAGGTCAAATTGGTTATGACCTGAATGTTGATTGTATAATGTTGCAGGAGAGTTTCTTAGGAGCAGAGGTTGAGAATTATAGATCACAATTAAATGGTTTAATTATAGAAGGTCTAACATCTGGTGTTAGAGCAAAAGTATTATATAGTATTTCAGCTACCGATTCAGACAAAGGATATATCACTATCTACGTTAAGTATATCGAATCAGGTGGTACAAAAAATGACCAAGGAACATTCTCAAATAATGAGCAGTTAATAACAGAGAAGGAAATTACATTTGGTACCACTCTAATTGAGATTGGATCACCATTTGCACAATTACTTCCTACTGCTGCATTACAAACTGGTAGTGTTGCTTACGTCCAAACAGGTGTCTACTTCATTCGTGGTTTCTTTGTAGACGTACCTTATCAGTATATTTTATTAGATCAATATGGAAACACCCCATCCTATCGAGTCGGACTTGACATCCAAGAGTCTATCATCACCCCAGAAGATGACTTATCCCTTAATGATAACGCAGCTGGCACATCTAACTATGCTGCTCCTGGTGCTCACAGGTTCCGAATAACCACAAAATTAAATAAGAAGCTTCTAACAGACGACGCAGATAAAGATTTCATCGAGTTGCTGAGAATCAACGGGTCAAAGGTTGAAAAGATTGTTGACCGTTCAGCCTATGATGAGCTAGAGAAGTCACTAGCATTGAGGACATACGAAGAGTCAGGAGACTATGTTGTCTCTGACTTCCAGATCACTATGAGAGAAAACCTCTCTGATGGTTTCAATAATGGTGTCTATACTGCTGGTCAAACTACCTCTGGTGGTGCAACTGCTGCTGAGAATCTATATTCAGTAGAGTTATCTCCAGGTCTTGCTTATGTTAGAGGATATAGAATTAAGACTTTATCACCAACCTATGTTGACTTAGAAAAACCAAGGGATACAGATAACGTCGAAAACAAAATTGTACCATTTGAATTAGGTAACTGGGCTAGAGTTAATAACATCTATGGTTTCCCTAATCTAACTGGTTCTACTGTTACTAATAGCTATCAAGTTATAGAGTTAAGAGACACATACAGTGGTACTCCTGGTGACCAGCAAGGTAACCTTATTGGATATGCTCGTACTGCTGCTATTGAGCACATAGAAGATCCTGATAATACTTTTGGTAATGCTGATGACAAGTATAAGTTAAACGTCTTCGATGTACAGATGTTTACTTTAGTCACTCTCTCATCTGCTAAGTCAGTTGACCAAGGGTCAATACTTGTAGGTGGAACATCTGGTGCAAGAGGATTCATTGTTAATACAGTATCATCTAATGATGACTGGATATTATATCAAGTAGAAGGTGAGTTTATAAAGGGTGAGATGCTTCAACTAAACGGTGAAGCAGTTGATACTATTGCTGATGTACATCCTTACAAATTCTCTGATACTCGTCAAGTACTTACAAGAGATGAGAGCTCAAGTGCAGTTGAATTTACTGCTGACTTAATTCTCGAAGATATTATAAGACTAGAAGGTGACTCATTCACCTATGATGCTACTGGTGGTTCTGAAAAGATTACTGGTTTAAACTCAAACTTTGCCATTGACTTACGTCCTGGTGATAGAGTTTACTTTAGTTCAACTAAGTATGTTGATATTGATAAGGTAACTCCAGGTAGTTTGAATACTACTGGTATGGCAAGCATCTTTAACTATGCTGCACAGACTGCTAATGTAACTCCTGGTGCTGGTGGTGCTGCTCCTACTGCTGGAGAATATACAGTATTGGTTAGATACCGTGGTAGATTACAAGGTCTTGATAATGCTGACCTATTCAGTCCAATGCCTAAGAAATACATTAAGAGTATTTCTGATGAATCATCTATTGTTAGAAGGACATTTGATGCACAAACAGTTGCTTCAAACTCTGTTTCTATAACTCTACCTGAGAATGAGCAGTTTGTTGCACTCGACCAAGAGCATTATAATATTACTGTATTGGCAAGTAGTACGTCTTCCCTTGTAGGTGACCCACTTGCTATTAATACGACTACAAGTGGTGCTATAGCATATTGCACATTTACTACATCTGATAGGACTACCCTACAGATTGACAACCTAACAAATATTACTTCTGTTAAAGTTACTGCTACAATCTCTAAGAACGTAACTACTAAGAAGACAAAATCACAGAAAGAGATGTTTGTCTTGAAATGCAACAAGACAATCAGGTCTCTCGATAAGCCTCAGTATGGTTTAACATTCTCCACACTATATGGCACAAGAATTCAGGATAAGGATCTTTCATTAGGTCTAGTTGATTGCTACAGATTACATGCTGTATATGAATCACTAGATGATAATGATGCTGTTGTCCCAAGTGTAACTATAGTTGAGCCAGTATTCTTTGCTACTAACACTATTGTTACAGGTAGGACTTCCCAAGCAAGAGC